TCTTGAATACGAGACTGAGCAAAAGCGTTAGTTAATGCATGAGTTGCACTAGTTTGTGCAAGAGCAGTCGCCCTATCCATGTGCGATGTACTTGCTGTGAGCAACTGATTTGCCATCTTGTCAGCATCTTCATCTTTGATAAGGCCTGCTTTATAGCGATTAGCAAGAAGTACGGCCTGTTCTTTAAACGGTCCTTCCAAAGTAATAGCCAACGCATCAAAAGGCGTACCCTCAGCACCAGTAGTCGGTAATAACCCAATCTTACGAAAATCTAAAGCGCCTTTGGCTGTTTCAAGCAGTTCTTTAGGATCAAGACTATATAACTGTGCAGATGCCTGCCTGTTAAAGCCTGTTGTTCCGTCAGGATTCTTAAATAAATTATCTCTAGCAACTTGTATTTGATTCTTGCGAGTCTCTTCTGGAATCATTGCCAAATACTTTTGGTCACCAGTTACAGCACCTAAACGCTGTGCGACTTCAGGATTGAAGACATACTTCTCTACGCCTGTACTGTCTTTGGTGGTTGTGTATAAGCTTGGCAACAAAGCCTTAACATCAGCTTCTTTTTGAGCCGTCATTCTGCTTTGCAGTAAACCAAGTCTGGCCTGAGCCATTGGTATTTTATTTTTATCTTGCTCAGCTTGGTACTCGCCCATAGCGCCTGCGGCGTTACCCAAAGACTCACCAAAAGATCCAGATTTGGTTGGGGATAAAAACCCCGCCGCAATCTTAAACCAAGGAGTTCCGCTACCCTTTTGAGCCAACAGTTCATCAAGATCAGCCATCTGCTTATCGTACATAGCCTGCTGTTGTGATCTTGCTCCAATACTTGATAGTGGAGCACTGACATCAGTAGTACTTGAATTGTCTGATAGTGGTGTTTCTGTTGCCATGTTTATTCCTTAAAAATTAAGCGCCTGTATAACAAGAACAACCATTACCTGCGCCACTACCTGCATTCAAATCTGAATTTGAACTATTGAGATATGGTACTTGAGCACCAGTAGTTGGATCTGTGTAAGTATTTGTAGCCAAAGCTCCACCACTTTGTGATCCTGACTCAGTACCACTAATTAAATTACCACTTGAATTATATTGTGGAGCATTTGGATTGGCAGTTCCAGTAACGAGTTGACCACTCTTTGTAAATGTTTGACCAGGAGCAGGTGGTATCCATTGTTGATTTGTTGAATCATAAACATAATTATTTGGAACACCATTTGGTCTATTTGGATTACCACCAAATAAGCTTCCAAGTGAAGAGATACCACACTTGCCAAGAATTCCAGAAGCAAGAGATCCAAGGCCTGCAACCTGTGCAAGAGGCGATGTAGAGTATGCTCCAGGAATGGGAGCAGTCTTGATACAGCTTGTGGCTGTTGGCATGGAGAAGCCTTTGAGAACGCAAGACTCTGATTTCGCAACAGACAATGGGTACAAATTCTGATTTTGCTGAATTGTGTATTGGCATTGACCAAGCGCCGCCAAATTTTTGGCACAGTTGATACCCAAAGTAGACTGGACACTTGCCAAGCAACCCTGGAGTTTGCCTGCATTGATTTGATTGTTAACTTGTTTGTTCGCCGCGCAAAGTGACTGAGCATAACCAGTTTTAAGCGCACAGGCCTGTTGTCCAGTAATACCTAGGTCAGCGTTAGCCAGGACTTGTCCAAGAGCGCCTGCGCCCCTTTGTGAGCCAAATTGACCGCTTCCTACGATACCTGCTGTAGCTTGTGGCGCCAAGTTCTGAGCAATATTGGCTTGGCCTAGGTTACCAATTGCATTGACCACGCATTTGGTGTACGGGTTCATGTAGTTTTGGGCCATTTGGGAGATGCAAGACCCTGCCGCCCCCGCCGCTGTCCCCTGAGCCGCACTTAGCGTAGGCTGATAAGCCCCCGCATTTTGAGACGCCTGGTTAAAGGCCTGCTGTTGAAGAGCTTGAGTCTGAACTGGACCTGCCCCAATAGCACTGGCTGAACCTGTTTTAGCCTGACTGGCGAGGTTATTCAGATAGCACATATAGAACGCAGGAGCGCTCTGGGCTGTCTTTTGGGTAGTTGTAATAGGCGCTAAAGCACCCCCCTGAAGAGCCGTTCCAGTAGTTCCTGAACTAGCTTGACCTAAGCACTGCGGTGCGGGATTAAGAGTTGAGAGTGCCATTATTTACCTTCCATATATGTCAAAGGAGATTTGGCCTTTGGTGGAATTTTAGTTACAGATGCTGATCTTTTGTGCTCACGAATTTTCTCGCGCATCTCATCAAGCTTCTTAGCCCCGTCTTTATTAGATCCACCACCTAAAGCGGTGACTAAAGAGGCAGGGAATACAAACTCACCATCAGCAATCATTGCGTTAATGTGACCACCTTCTGAGTGATTCTCATAGTGTTTGTGTGGAAACTGGTTCATAAAGTGATGCAGTGCCTCAGCACCTGCCTTGCTAGAACCGTCTCCAAGAGCGGCGACAATGTCGGCGTCCATAACGTAGTCCCCGTCCTTTAAAACCGCAGGAATGTCGTCCGATTGGCCTGTACCACTACCTTGCGCATAGTGCCCGGTAACTCCAGTCATAAATTCAGGCTTGTGGGCATGAGCCAATCCACCTTTTGCAAACCCTGTATACCGTTGCTGTACGGGAAATATTCCTCCGCTTGGTTCAGCCGATCCACTAATCAGATTAGGTGTTGTCGTGTCTCCAAGTCCAGAAGGTGTATACAACTGATTAAGCTGACTGGCAGACAATCCTGCTGAGCTAAGAGGTGACAAAAATGTACCAGTAGAACTTGAAGGCGCACCCGTAAACATTGGAGTTAATGACAAAGGAGTGCTTACAGAACTACTACCGTAATTATTAGTCGTATTTGATGTTGCTGTTGCAGGCGTATAAGGTTGCTGTTGCTGTTGTTGTTTTTGCTGTGGGATGTTTGGCATCTTGGGCAACTTTGGCATACTAGGCAGGCCACTTAAAGGCTTGATTTGAGTACATAAGATGGGACTTGCATTAGCCGCGGTCACCCCAGATGCGCTCAGCGTTCCAGTAGCCGTAGGATCACCCAGTACAGTGCTCTCAGGCAGTGTTAAACCAGAAGCCCCACCCATGCTAGATAATCCTGGCACAGCACCTTGGGGGTTGAGCCCCATACTTGTGTAATTGGGGTTGGTCACTGAATTTAGATTTAGACCAGATCCAGTATCTGCCGACACTGTAGGACTAGCAGATCCTGTATATGGTGTACCGTCCATATTCACTGGTTCACCGTTTGCTGAGAATCCAGTGGCAGATGATGAGTCAGCGACCACAGAAGACCCATCGATGGTTGTAGCACCAGTGGCGGCTGTTGCGGCATCTACCGCAGTTGCGGCAGGTAAAGCCGTGCCACCTGCTGTGATGATGGAACCATCTGCAAGTGTAGTTGCACCCGCGGCCTCGGTCAAAGCCGCATCAGCTACCGCCGCTTCTCCCCCGCCTATCGCCGCATCTGCTAAAGCCGCTACACCCATAATTTACTCCAATACAATTGAATATGTCTTTTCAAAATACTTTGCGCCTAGTCTTTCCAAAATAGGCCCGTAATCAATAGATGGTTTAACATGAAGCAAAATCCTCTGCGGTTTTCTCTTCTTAACCTCTTCTATTGTCCACCTCAAAAAACTTACCCCTGTCAAACCCTTCCTGTAATCAGGATGGATGTACAAAATATCTGAACTGGCTGTCAAACTACTTTTGTAGTGCAAGTGTGGAAAAATCATCCACACGCTGTATCCAACCAATTTTCCGTCATTCCTGGCTGTATGGACCTCAATCAACCCTAGGTCATTCAACTGCCCATACCGCTCTACATTTGGATCAAACTTGATAACATCCGTTCTCTCTGCGATCTCTTCGTAATGCTTCTTAAACAGATCTTGTGCTTCTTCAAAAAAGGGACGTCCCTCCTCTTTTTGAAATGTAATCACTGAATTCTTCCTTCCAATTGATATTGTGGATTGCTTGACTTTTGCATATCAACACCATTTGCATGAAGGGCAGTCATGATGTCATGCTGTGGACCTAAATTCATATAAATCATTTGAACTTTGTTTGTCTTGAGCATGGTAACAAAATAGTTAATAGCCTGTATTAACGTCAATGGACTATCATTACTCACGAAAAATGCTTTTGCAACATCACGGCTTAACATTTGAATGTACATAAGCGTGTTGTTGTGTTGCATGAGCTTAGAAGCAGGCTCTTGAAGAGCTTTTTGCATGGTTTGCATAGCAATACCAGGATCAATTCCGTGCTTTTGTGCTGATTTTGCAATAATTTGTGATGGTTTCATATTAATACACGCTCTGTTGGTTCTGTGAAATGTTCATGATGCCAACCAAATGTTTAGCCCATTCTCGCCAATCGTCATATCCTCTTGGATCAGGTACACCGCTTTGAACAAAATATCCAATACCCTGCATACCCTTAGCCCAGTCTTGCCACTTATCCTCTGGCACCGTTCCCAACTGGTTAGACGCAAACTGTTGAGCCATTTGAGCACACCAGTAGTCCCAAGTCATACCGCGAGGATCGTAGGTTGTTGACATTACGGTGATCCCGTTCCACGCTCATCGCCCATATCAACGCTCATAATGCAATTACCCAACTGATAATCGCCACCAAAAGTGTTGCTACCTATCCTGAGCCTCATCTCACGCCTTTGCTCTTTCATGTCCACTTTAAGCGTTGAAGGGGTGAAATAGTAAGGGGTTGAAGGATTGTCAACATCATCCGCATAACCCTTACCCGTCACAATGAGTGACATTTGACCCGATTGTACAAAGTCTGGTTCAAACCGCTCCAGTCTAATCCACTTGTTGTCGTTGATCAGTTGCTGTTGGCCTAATCCACCACCCACCCATCCAAGGGAGTTGGTTTCAAAGTATGAGTTAATAGCGTCCACTTGCGTTAAATAAACCTGATCTTTACCCGTCTCGTGTTGCCAGAGCAAGTAAAACTGATTCATGGTCACAGTAATTGTGAGCCCAGTACCCGTAGAAGGAGATCGAGCCGTTGTGGACAAAGTACCTGATAAAACGCTTGCGTATGAGCCACCGCTTTGAATACTAAGCCCAGTTACCGCACTACCTGAGATGGTCGTCACGCTAAATATTGCAGGGTTACCAGAACCACCGTTTAGGACAACCACATCACCAACAGCGTAGTTACTGCCACCACTAACCACTGAATATGCCGTTACTTGGTATCCAGAAGGTGTATTGCCTGCAAAGATAGGGTAAGGGAAAACCTCAGAGAACACGCCTGCGGATCTTTGAGCCCCCATAGCCTGACCTGCGTCATACCAGGTATGCTCTCTTACGTTATAAATGATTGCGTCTGTACACTCAGTTGCTGTACCTTTTGGATAGAACCACCAGATCTCACCCCAACGGGTAATCTTGGTTGCCCAAACCTTTTGCCTTTGAGCAAAGTTGACGTTATCAAAGAAGTAATTCAAGTTAACTGAGTTGGCAATCTCTTGGACTACACCGTTGTAGGCAAAGAACCGATCCACACCTACCCAGTAATAAATACCGTCATACTCAACCACAGAGTTGGAGGACATGATGGTGGTTGCTGTGGAGATAATATCGTAGCGCCAGTACAGCGTAGAAGTGCCCACAGTCTGCGGAGAATACGTTACCCTGGTCAACTGATCCAAAGACCAGAAAAGCCCCGCAGGAGACGTTGTACCGCCCCGTAGAGGCATTCCCTTGACAACTTTGGTTCCTGATACGTTGTTGGCGTTGGAGTCGCTCGATACCCAATTGGTGAAGTCCCCTGCCGCACAGTTTTGAATCAGGCCGTTATTACCGTAAACAAACAGATAAGGATAGAGCATACAAGCCCCACCGCTTACAGATATGTTGTTGCTAAAGGTAAAAGTAACAGCCGATGAGCCTGTAATTGCATTGTTTACCGTTACCGTTGTGGTTCCAGAGGCCACAGTCACAGCAGTCACCACAGTACTCGACGCTACTCCAGTACCAGTCACAGATTGATTAACACCAATCTTGTAGTTACTCGAAGATATAACAATCGTATAAGCGTTAGGTGTTCCAGGCGTACCAGTAGCCGTAAAAACACCAACCTGGCTAAGCGCTGAATAAGGAAAAGTACCCGCTAAAACAGGCGTATTGACCGTGCTGTCAATGTTGGATAAGTTTTGACCAGGGTGAGCTATCAGGTTTAAACCACCCGTACCGTTGGGATCGTAGCCTAGGTCAAACTGCCATAAATTGTTGGAGTTGGAGGTAAAGTTGTTGAGCGTGATTGCTGTGGGTCCAAATCCAACACCACCCGTATTACCTGTTTGCCACCCGTTAAGGGATGAGCTATCTCCTGAATAAACGTAGTTAATACCGTTTTGAGACTGCATTACCATCCCACGAGAGATGTTGGGTGCGTTTAAAAATATTGCGTTGTAGCCACCCATTTTTCTTGGGCGACCACGTTGAAATCTGACCCATTGACCATCTACATAAGAAGGTGAGGCGAACTGCGTCCCGTCTCGCTGTATACCAGGAGAAACGCTGAGGAGCGCAACCTTTAAGGTCAAAATGCACCCCCGACCAATCCCGCAGTAAGTTGCCAACCCGATGAATTAGCAACTCCAATACTTGTACCACCAGAGGTAAATCCAATCTGGTTACTAGAGGCCAAATACAGACCTGTAGTCGTATTACCAAGGAAGTTAATGGATGGGGCGCTTGCACTACCTACAGCAAACGTAATCGAACTGGCTGTCGTAAAGGCCAAGCTATTGGCGTTGTAGACGTTTTTACCATCAGAGATCAACATCACAGTAGTATTTGGGCTAACTACCGCTGTAGCCCCGCCTGATACGCCTGTGGATATGGTTAATGTATAAGACCCAGTCGTGTTGTTACTAATCGCATAAAGCTGAACCGTTGCAGGCACATAAACAGTCGTATTACCGTTTAAAACACCCGTATAGTTCTGAATCGTATTAGACGCCTGAGCAGAAGACAGGGTATATGTATAAGGTGTGGATAACCCTGATAACGATAGAGCAAGCTGTGTATAAGCAAAGCTGTTAGATCTACCGTATGCAAAAGTATTAAATCCTGTGGATCCATTAGAAACAATAACCAAAGACTCGGTCAACTGTAACTGTTGATTAGAGTTACTGTCAATCGTGTCTGATCCAACTGGGGATATGGTGACAATACCTGTGCCGTTGTTCTTGATAACAGCAAACCAGTTATTTCCGACCGTTGAAGCGCTTGGTAGGGTAATTGTTCCAACACCTGCTGACCAGACGTAAAAGCTTGCCCTGCTGTTGGCGTTTAGCGTAGATCCGCTGTAAAGATTGGTGACGGGATAGGCTGTGTTTAAAGTGCTTCCAATAGCCGTTAAACCGTACCCTGCAAGCGTTGAAGCACTGGCTGAGGACGTACCCACACCCATCGCAATATTGCCCCATGTACCCGCATTTGTGGTGTTGTTGGTGACGTAGATGTAATAAGTGTTAACCGTTGCAGTAGTCGGCGCAACAGGAATACTGATAATCGTATTACCTGAGTAATCGGTTACCGTAAAAGAAAACTGTCCAGAAGTACCGACGTTACGGATAATAACTGCCTGACCCACAGATACCTGAATAGCAGGTGGCATGGCAATGATCTGGCCTGTAGTCGTCGCCGTAATCTCCATGATGTTGGCGGCTACGTTTGTAGAACTGGTGCCATTAATAGGCCAGTTTAGGTAGGTGATAGCACCTGGCGAACCACTGACGGTTAACGACTCATATCCTACCTGTGAAGGGGAAATCGTCTGACCAGTAAATGGATTTGTGTATGCGGTCATGGTTAGCTGTCCTTAGCAATGGCTTGACGATCTCCCATACGCAAATCGTCTTCGGTTTTAAGTGATTGAAGGGCTTTGTTAAACATTTCCTGCCAAACAGGTACCCTGGTATCGTTCTTTAAGAATGGCATCATCTGTAGCAAAGTACCAAACAACATTGCATTTGGAGCGTTTTGAGTGAGCCAGTTAGTCTGATTAGTGCTTGACAAAGGCAAAATACGCTCATAAAAGAGCACTTCAAACTGATAAGCCTGGTCAGGCGTTGGAGCTAAGTACCAGTGGTCGTAATCGTAGTCAGCGTAGTAAACGGGAGCGGCTGTATTCGTGTTATTAGGCCAGTAAGCTGTTAAATATTCGTACTTACGCAGATAAATCGGTTGTTTGCTACCACTTGAATCTGTGTACTTCATAGACACAGTCTTTCTCCAACGTGCAGGCTTTGGAATGACTGGATTACTTGGAGTTAATGTACTTTGCGCTACATTAAGTTGACCTAACGTCTTGATTTCCTGAGCAATTTCAAATTCGCACAAAGAAATAGCTACGGGAACTTGATTAACGACAGCGGTATCACTCCTCTCCAAGTACTGATAAACAGCACTGACGAGGTTGTCATACGTCATTACCCAACTTGCAGTTGAGGTTATGGATGAAATGGTCATTAGTCCCCCTAATATACGCTTATTTTAGATAGTATCGGGGGAAAAGTCACCCCAGTACTTGCTCGGTTTGGCGCATCACCGCTATTCTTTGCTCAGCACCGAACAATCCACCATTAATTACTTTAGTGAGTCCGTTGTAGTCCTTAGCATCTGCCAGTCGGTTACACCCGTGAGTTGACCAGAACCACCCACCGATAGGCGCCGCCCACTTAGGCGTCCTTGCCAGATCTGGATTAGCCACCAAATCAATACCCAAGGCTTGACCTGCGTGAAAGAAGTTATCGTGGCCTGTGAGTTGGCATATCGCTGAACCCCTAAACCTCCACCCATCACCACTTGCCTCGTCTCGGTTGCCCATACGGTTGGCGTAGATGTGGTTAGCAATCAACTCAGGCTTGTGGGCGTACTTCATAGCCTCATCCATCGAGGGGAAACGCTTAGGCCAAAGATTCATTAAAGTCTCAGGCTTGTAGTTTAGGTTCTCAGATAAGTCCTTAAAGTGGTTGGACTCATAGCTGAACTGACCAATAAAACAGGCCTGCTCTTCGTTTGAGTTAATGTTAAAGCGATGAAAGGTGTCGTTTAAGGGATCTACCCATTCAGCACCAATACCCAGGCGGTGAAGTTGGTCAGCATTAATCATTTCTTCGCCTTATTGAAAGAGTCCCTTACTTCGTTGTACTTGGCAACGCAGGCGTTAAGGTCTTTGATGGCTGAGTCCCCGTCTGTTGTGATGGCGACAATATCTTTAATAGCCTGTCTGTCAGATTCGCCTGTCTTGTCTCTATCTCCAGAGGCGGTATCTGTGGGGGTGTGTACGGGACAACTGGTCGGGAGGCGCAACTCACCAGAGTCAACACGAGAATTAATACTATATTGTTTCGATTGAATATCATCTTTGGCTTTCTTAAGTTGTGAATTGATCTGGCTAAACTTTTGAGCTACCTGTTGTTCCTTCGCTCTGGCCTCATCGTTTAACCTAGCAATCTCTACCTCATCCTCCAGAACTCTGGCTTGATAGCCTGCATGGTGCTCGTACCCACCAACACCAACAATAAACACAAATAGTGCAAAAGATACATAAGGATTGGTTAAATTAAACACGGGTACTCTCCCTGGCCTGAGCCGTTCTCATGCGCTCCTCATCCCCTTCTAGGGTAGGTGGTCCACTTGGGCGAGGAGGAGGCGTCCAAGAGCCTCCAGAACCGCCCCCAGAGGACACAAAAGAGATCTCCTTGACTGGAGGTGCTACGTAGGCATCTTTGCCTGTCTTGACGTTATTCATCATGGCTGTGGCCTCGTTAGTCAGCCCCTTGGTCATAATCCCGCCAATACCCCCTACGATAAGCAAGACAATGTCGTTTAGCATCTTGGTAAAGGCTTGGTCAATAGGAGCCATAGCCTTAATTGGCTGAGATACAAACATCACGCTGTAAATTAAGGTAACTACTATAAAAAATAGTATCAGCGTCACCACAACGATAACAAAAGACCTGGTACGAGCCTCTATCTCATCGGCAGTTAGTCGTGGGCTGTTGTTGGGGGTTAGCAGGAGTAGCAGGATTTCCTTCAATTTTCTTCTCCAATACAGGGGCAACTAAATATTCTGGGCAGTCTTGAGTGAACTCACAACGAGGATGCTGACACTGAGGCGCACCAAAGTTATCAGGGTCTTGACAAAAATAGCGGTACTGATCGTGGCACCCCGCTAACAAGAAAATCAGTAAAACGCATTTTTTCATTCTTCACTCTTTTCTTTCTGTCTTTCCATCTCTTTCTTGAGCTTCTCAATACGTTTGATGTTGGACTCCATGATGATTCTGTCTTGATGAATCTCCATGTACAAGAATCCTAGAACTGGCAAGACAAGCACCAACAAGAACGCTAACACAACGATAGTGATCACATATCCCCATGACTCACTCGATTTATTGCCCACATTAGACCCACGAAGTATGTTGCCACAAATGCTACTGCTATTGCTGAAACAGTCCTAAACCAGAGCTTTTCCTCAAACTCACGCTGTTCAGCCTCCAATTGACGCCTCTTTCTGAACATCGCCTTTCTTGCAATAGCCTGTTCATTCTCAATTGTGCCTAGCATTTGATTCACCCGTGTGTACAAATCCTTTAACTCAGAGGGTACGTGGTAGATCATATACTCCCTAAGCTCTACACTCATCTCCTCCATCCTAGTCATCGCTAGGACTCGGTTAATCGCCTTCTCAGCCTGATCCCCACTTGGGTCATACACCGTCTTGGACAACTCTTCTTCCTCAGCAATGTGATTCTTGAGTGCGTTGTATGCCTTAAAGAAGGCTGTCAGATTCTTACCAATCTCAGAGTAAATTGCTGTTGGATCAAATTCCTCAGCCTTTTTTGCAGTTTTTCTGCGTTTTTCCTTTTGAAACTCGCTGTTGGGGTGAATGTCAGCTAGTTCTTTGGGTTTGTCAGAAGCAAACAAATTCTTGAGAAAACCAAGTATGCCTGTGACTTCTTTGCCAATCGCCTTGACCTCGTTAGCTGTCTTGACAACGTCTTTAACCAAGGCCTGTCCCTCTCGGAACATCTCACATCCTTGCTTAATTGCTTTGAAGGCAACATTTGCGGCGGCGATGAGGGTGAATGGGTCAATTTCTAAATTCCAAAGATCTTCTTGATGAACTCTGCGGCGACGCCTGGACCAAGCAAAACACAGAGCATAACCCCGTAGAGCAAGTACTCTATCTTGGTCATGCGTTTCTCACCAATAGACAATGAGTCATGGATGGCCTTGTACCGCTCAGCACAGATGGCCTCATGAACTGCTAGTCTTTTGTCGATCTCTGCGTCCATCAGTCAAAACCTCTTAGTGTTTTAGCCAAGTTCTTCTGGCGCTTGGTTTTGGTTGAATCGTTGGGCTTGATCGCCAATTTCGCTTTGGGGATGTTTTTACCTTCGGCAACTTTGAGTTTTGCTCTGAGCGATCCTGGATTTTTGATTGCATTTTGTATCCATTTTTCAGCCATGATTATTTACCTACTGGTTGGCAAGTAAACGCTTCAGGTGCGACCGTAGCAATAACTGATGATTCTGCTGTCGTCAGAACTTCTACAGGCTCATCCTCGGTATCTGCAACAGGTACGGTAGTATCCACAGGAGTAGGATCAACAACCACGGGATCAGGTGTGCTAGGTGTTTCATTATCAGGAATAAGTGGCATAGGTGTTGTTTCTACACCAACTGGGTCTGGTTTGGGTCCTGGAACCGCATCTGTAGGAGGAGCAAAGCGTTTCTCAAGAAACTCCATAAACCTATGGATCTCATCCATAGCTTCGGATTCAAAGTCTTTTAGATGGTGTTCACGGATGTCTTTGAGAAACTGCATATGTACCTCTTAGTTTACGGTTGGTGCGTCAGCAGGAGCTTCAGCAGGAGCGGGGAGTTGAGCTTGGAGTTGTCCGATAATCTTTTGTGTCAAAGGCCAAGCATTAGAACTGGTAGGCAGTTGACCTAAAACATTAATAATGTCTTTGATCTCGCCTTCAAATAATTCAAGTTTTAAAGTATCCATGTGTCATCCTATTTATTGTCCGTCAAAGGGGCGGTGACGGTTTCCGCTTCAATCGTTATTGTAGAAGTGCTTCGGTCTAGTTTCATAACCCCGTAGCACACCATACTCCAATCCTCTCCAGTCTTCTCGCCCTTGCAAGGTACATTGATCTCTACGTTCTTACAGATGTATTCCTGAGTACCCTCAAACACCCTCCAAACGTGATCTACCGTCCCCCGTCCTGGCATCCCCCTGGACTTGTTAAACCGTACTAGATACCTCATACAATCACTGGCGCTTGCTGTTGCACCCCGATGTTAAAGTGTATGAACTTCAGCGGTTCAGAGCCCCCGTGTCTGGTAAAACTGTGCGGTACCCAAGCGTTTGTAAAGAAGATCGTCCCTTTCTTTACTGGAAACATCAGCTTATGCGTCGCATAGCTTACCAAGTTTGGATCAGCCTCTGGCAACTGAGTCAGTATCTTTCCTTGCCTCTCATCATCAATCACAATACTGGACGCATTCTCAGGCTCATTGAGAAAGTAAAACCCAACAATGTGGCTACCCTCCCCGTGAACATGATCATCCATCCCTGAGAACTTGTAGTGCTGTTGTCCCCACATAGACTGGAAATAAGTCACCTTATCGTCCATCTTGTACCCCTGAGAACTCAAAATGTTCCAGGCTGTGGAGCTTATGTACCCTGCAAGATCTCTTATCCTCTCATCCATGAATAAGTTGTCTGTCATCTTGACTGGATACAACTCATTCATTTGCGCTGTATTTTTGGCTATCGCCTCATCAAATACCGTTAGCGCACTGTCCAAATACTCCGTCTTTGAAATACTGTATATCGCAGTAGCAAAGTGCAAAGCCATGTCCAAGTTATCCATACCGCTCTCCTATTTGTTATAGGGATTAGTGTACATTAACTTGGAGTTTCTATAACTCTCAGCAATACCACGACCACAGAAATTATACAACCCACTATCATTTGATGGATAGGAGTTAGGGATAGCTCAAATAGGAATCCCTGCAATACTGAGAGTATGGCAATAACCAAGGCCCATTGAACCTGCTTTGATTTTAGGGTTGTGATGAGTGTGTTCATATTCCTACCTTTGCTTCTAGAGCTGTTACTTTTGCGGATAGTTCTTGGATTGCGGCTACCAATGTAGCAACTATTTTTGATGGGTCAACCATTTGGGATTTTATAGAACCATCTGCTTCTAATGCGTCTTTTTCTCCTGCTACAGCCTCGGGTAATATTGCTTGTAATTCATGGGCAATGAAACCATTACTAGCACTACCATTAGATTTCCAAGTAAATGTAACTGGCTTTAATTTAGAAACAGTATCTAGTGCGTTAACCATTGGTTGCACATTATCTTTTAGACGGTAATCAGATGTGCCACCATAAGTAATTACACTTCCATTAGTTGTAATACCTCCTAAAGTTGCTCCCGAATTATTACAAATACCTATAATATATCTTGTACCAGCAGTATCTATAGTACCTACTTTCATTGCCCAAAAACCACCAGTATTACCCAATACGCTTAATGCGGGATAACCTGTGGTTGATTGAACAGAAATATTTGCATTATCAACTGATAAAGCGCTTGTGCAATTTACATATAAACGACTATCGTTTGTTAGTGTCATTGGAGCAACCCAACTAATTGTTCCTCCCGCAGTTCCTGATGTTGCTGTTAACCAATAATGACCTCCACTATATTGCTGATACCTTGCCGCATAGTCAGACGTTTTATATATCCATGTTGAAGAACCATTTATATAAGCATTACTTAAAAAATTAAATATAGAAGTATTTGAAGAAATATTTGATACAGTACCGCCAATATCAAAACCTTTATAAGCGCTAACCCAAGCACTAGGAGTAACTCCTAATCCTAAGTTTTGACTTGTATCTATTGTTACCGCAGTAGTCGTACCATTAGTATTTAATAATAAAGAGCCTGAACTTTGAACGATAGGGGTAGTTGTGGATGTTGAACCACTTAAAGTAGTAAATGAACCTGAAGCAGCAGTTGTTCCACCGATTGCAGGAGGACTTGCTAAGTAGGTGCTGAATCCAGTTCCGCTAACAGTAGAGCTTGCAGAAAGAGTTGTAAACGCTCCAGTACTAGCAGTACTAGAACCAATAGTTGTTCCATTTATTGATCCGCCAGTAATTGCAACACTAGAAAAATTACCTGAATTAGATGCTTTTGAAGCTATTACTTGTACAGTACCTGTGTTGTCCTTATAGAACAACTTACCATCGTAGTAGTTCAGCTCAAGTTCAGAACCTGAAGAGCTACTAGTTAAATTTGACGCCGACGGCGTATTCCCAGTAGTGCCTGATGCGTATAGAAGTATCGGTGTGTATCCGCTTTGTGCCATGTTTTTTCCTTAGAATGCTCCACCTGCAATGCCACCCGTTATTGTGCCATTGACTGCGTTACAAGTTATTGACGAGTTTACCAATTGTGGCAAATTACCGCTAGTCGCCGTTACGAAAGTTAGATAGTTTGTTGTGCCCGTAGAGGCCGCAGTTATCGCTGTGTTGACAGTGTTTGTGGCTCCCAAGTTGGCAACAGTCGTTGTGCTAGAAACAACAAAAGGCGCAGTGCCATTCGCCACCGTGTTTGTCAATTGACCAGACATGTTCAAGGTTGTCACACCTTGGATGTAACTGCTTGCCATGTTCAGACCGGCAGAACCCCATGTGAGCAATCCTGTTGAACTATTGCCGGGAGGTAACAAATAACCGGCCCAGTTACCTGTCGCCGCACTTGCTGATGTTGAATAAATCCATCCTGCGCCACCGGGAACGGCAGTCGCCAACAAATTGCCTGCGCTGTCTTGAACAGTGATATTGCCTGTTGAATCGTTGTCGATGATGTAGGCTGTACCTGCCAAAATTGTGTTTTCGGCAGGCAGTTTGACAGTCTGTGTGTTTGTGCCGCTGAAGTTTTGGTAGAAAGTCGCAGTATTCGTCAGCGTTGTTGTGCCGCCTGCTGTGGGCACATTGGTGTAGCCCGGCGCAAAGTTGTTGAACGATGCAATGGTGCTAACGGTACTTGCTGATCCAGTGCCGCCATTTGTGACTGGCACAACACCAATCAAGCTCAATGCCTGCGCAGTTGTGGCGTTGGTCACCGCACTTGTGCCGTTGGCATACATGAAACCGGTCAAACCGGTCACTGTGATGCTGTTAAACGCCTCAGAAGAGCTTCCTAAGACCTTTTCCCACACTGAACCGTTGAATACAGCCCAGTCACCAACAGACCACAAGTTGATGCCGTTCAAACTGGTTGTACCTGCAGTCGAAACCACATAGTAGTAGCCGTTTGTACCAACAGATGAGGTCAATGTTGGGGTGTTTGTCGCCGCATTCCATGTGCCTTGATAGGTCGTCGCGCCCGAAGCATTAGTGGTGATGCTTGTGATTTGACCTTGAGCGTTGACCGTGATCTGTGGAATAGCCAAAGCAGACCCGTAAGTGCCTGCAGAGACGCCCGTATTTGCAATAGCAATAGTCCCCGCAGAGGTAATTGTTCCTCCACTAAGCCCAGTACCCGCAGTAATTGCCGTAACAGTACCACCACCAGAAGAGCTAATTGCACTGGTCACAAAAGCTGTAGTCGCTATTTGTGTTGTATTTGTGTTTGCAGTGGCGGTAGGTGCGGTAGGAATACCAGTCAGTGCAGGATTTACGCTAAGAACTACACTTCCTGATCCTGTGCTTGTTGTCGTTCCAGTACCACCATTTACGACTGGCAAAATACCTGAAACACCAGAGCTTAATGGTAATCCTGTCGCATTAGCAAGATTAATGGCAGAAGGAGTTCCAAGGTTAGGAGTCACTAATGTTGGACTTGTTGATAAAACAACACTTCCAGTACCAGTAGATGTTGTTGTACCAGTACCGCCATTAGCCACTGGGAGCGTACCAGTAACGCCCGAATTGAGCGGTAAACCAGTTACATTGGTCATCACGCCAGAAGCAGGCGTACCCAAGGCAGGGGTTATGAATGTAGGACTTGTGAGAGTTGCTCCAGAAGCCAGAACAACCGCTCCAGATCCAGTCGTAGAGGTCAGTCCAATTGTTGGATTACCGCCAGATCCGTTGCCGTTAGTAATGGTTATGCCAGTACCACCAGTCAAAGTCACTGGAGTTGCTGTAGAACCACCCGCCACCGCAAGCAAACCAGTGCCAGAGGTTGACGCAATGTTGGACATGAAGCTATTCAACGAAATTGTTGGGTTGCCCGTTGTTCCGTCAGGATTGGTGATGGATATCCCAGAACCCGACGCAAGAGTTACAGCAGACATGGTATTTGTGCCTGTCTTTACTTGTAAACCCACGCCCGTGCTAAGAAGCGCTAAAGGGGCGCCAGTGAGCGCCAAAGTATAAGGAGCACCTGCTCCACCATCCGTACCAATTAAACCGCTTCCTGCCCCTATATAACGTGAATTAGCTAGGGTTGATGTTTGGTTTGTAGCTGTTAGGAATGTTTGGGTAAGCGTAGGTGAACTGGCGATCTGACCCACAGTTGTCTGAGAGGTCACACCATTTTGTACGATAGGCACAATCTCTGAGCCAGTCAGAGTCGATGCGGTAGGTAACTGTGATATTTGTACTTGTGCCATTATGAACCTATAACAATTTCGTCTTCATCACCATTGAC